TTGCCACGCCCAGTCGTGACCATCTGGTCCATGAGAGCGTCGAGAATCCCGGGGAGAACAGCAACGTCAACAGAGGCGTCGTGCCAGTCGGTGTCAGGACCAGCGAGGTCAAACTTGGCAGCAACCTCTTCTAGCTTGTGACCTCTAAAGCCGCCCATAACCGCCCGAGACAAACCTAGAGTGTCAATCTCGCCGCTGGGGGTGTAGTCCATGCCGAACTTGTTGGCGTATGCCTTAAGAATTGGACCGTCGAATGGCATGTTATGTGCAGCGACGATGGGGCTGTCGCCCATGAAATCGAAGATTTGCTTGAACGCATCTTCTTGCGACATCTGCTCAGCAAGGAACTCGTCAGAGATGGGGTCGCCGTTGGAATCCTTGAGCTTGTCTTCAGGAGCCTTATCCTGATTCCAACTATCGAGCGGTTGCTCAGGGTTCATAAAGAGAGCGAGTTGGTCTACGACCTCGCCGTTCTGGGTCTTGATAATCGCAACCTGAATCGGGCTGGGGCTCTCAAAACCACCAGTGGACTCAAAGTCGATGTGGAAAACCTCTTCTTGGTCGAGGAGTTCCTTGAACTTCTTGGGGTCTCCATCTGCATCGGCAATAAGTTTCTTGAGGCCCTCGCCAACAAATGAAGGCTGAGTGGGCATAATGTTGCCAAGACGAATATCTGCCTCGGTTAGGTCAACCGGTGGCTCGTAGTTTTGAGCGGAGGCTTCCTTAGCATCGTCAAACGCCTTCTTCTTTTCGTCATAGTCAGGGTCTCCCTCGCTAGGACGTTGAAGTTCGGGGAGGTCTCCAGATGCAGGAGCTTCTGCACCACGGATAAAGGAAATTCTAGTTTTACCGCCCCAGCTCTTTTGCTGCTTCGTGTGACCGGGGTAGTAGCCATCAACAACAGCGTTTCCGTCTTCGTCAATCGAAACACCTTCGACAACAAAGAATTCGTATCCGTCACGAAGCCTCTTGAAGGTGATGTCCCCGGGTTGGAGTTTTACGGAAGGGGTCTTGTTTACACCAATGGAGTTGTTGATGGTGTAGTCAGGAGCGGCTGCTTCTGTCTGCCAGTCTTCGACATCTTCTGGCGGAGACCACATACCCTTAGCGGTCTCCATTGACTGGTTGTACTCATCCCAATCGGCTTCGTACTTCTCTTTGGCCTCTGGGTCAACAGGCTGATAAGAGCCATACTCGTAGCCGTCAGGGGATGGCTTGACCTTGCCGTAGTCCTTTGCGAACGGCTTACTCAGTTCAGGCAGGTCGCCCTTCTCAGGAGGAGTGACATTGCGGTAGACATCAATGCCGGTGTTGTTCTTCCACAGTTTGGTCTTCTGAGTCTGGTGGCCCGGGTAGTAACCGGTGACCCACGACTTACCGGGGAACTCAGACGGCTCAACGTCTTCAACGGTGAAGAAGTCGTTGGCTGTTACATCTCCGGGCTTGAGGTCGGTGGTGTTTGCTCGAAGCTTTGCAGGTCCGTCTGGCTCTCCGGTTTTGTACTCGTCTGGGGCCTTAGGTCCTCCGGGGGGCGGGGATTGAATCGCTGGCGCTTCAGCTTCCCCCTCGGCAGGTGCGCCCTCTTCCGGCGCTTCCTCGGGACCGGGTTCTCCTTCGGGTTCTGTAGCAGGGGTTTCTCCTTCTCCTTCTAGGGCCTCATCAACCTCGTCTGGAGTCAGTGCGTCATCTGCTTGTCCTTCTTCACCCTCGTTGTAGATGTCGTTTGCGAGAGTGGCTGTGTCTACACCTTGCAACTGGAGAGCGTCACGAATGGCTTCGCCGGGGACGTACCCGACATACTCTTCGCCCTCGGGGGTCTCCATTCCAAGAATTCCATAACCGGGCATTTCGTTACCGGGCTCAAGGGCACGACGGAATTCGTTTTTAAGACCCTCTGTCTCATAGTTGTTCGCAATGTCAACCGGGTTCATCGAGAAGCCCTCTGGGGCACCCTCGGGTAGAACTGCTGACTCTACGTCGAATGGGTCTGAGCTAAGCGCCGTGTAACCCTCGGGAACGTCTTCTTCAACAAGACCGGGGTTCTCAGGCAGGTAAGGCTTGTAGTCTCCTGTCTCAAGGAACTCTGCCTTCTCGTCCTCAGTGAGCCCTTCAATTAGAGGCGGGGCTTCCTTGGGCTCAGGAAGTTTTTCAAGAGCAGGCTCTAGGTCTCCACCCAACTCTTCTTTGACCTCATCTGAGACCTCTGGAACCTCTACGCCTTCGGGTGATTCAGCATCCCCTCCGTCAGCGCTCTCATAAAGGTCTCGGAGAAATGCTTCGGCATCTTCGCCCTGCTCTTTAAGCGCCGAGTAAAGAGCGTCAGCGGGGACACCCTCGTCTCCCTCTTCGAATGGGAGGAATCCAAATCCGGTACCCGGGTCATCGGGGGTTCCTTGGACAGCTTCTTTAATTGCTTCTTTGAGTTCGTTTGCGTCATATTTTTGTGCAAGCTCTGCTGGGTCATCTGTAAAGTCAGGAGACTGTTGCCCGTCAGCCGGTCCTTCGGGAATGTATGGAAGTTCTGTTTCTACTTCATAGAAACCTTCGGGAACAGATGGTAGCTCGGTTGGAGCCTCTGCATCTGCTTCTGGTGCCTCTACTTCTGTATCTGGCTCACCCTCGGGAAGAGTTGCTTTTACCTTGGGGGCTTTCCCAGAAGATGTCTTCTTCGGGTCAACCATGTCGCCGGTCTCGTACTTAGGCTCATCCTGACGAATGAAGTCAAGAGCGTCGGCCCACGACTGCGTTGCAGCGAATGTCTTGTCCTTGCCATCACGGCGGGAGACGAAGTAGACGGGAAGTTTCGGGTCTAGCCAGTTGTTCTTGCCCTTGCCGATGGTGACAATGTTTTGACCTTCTTCTTCTTTTTGCTGAGCAATCTCGAAGAGGTCTCTGGACTTGGCGTTGGGAACGTCGAACTTCAGAACATCGTAAGCATCATCGGTGTACATGGTGCCGTGGCTGAGGTTTGTTCCGTAGGTTTCGAGGTCTCCCTCATCTGGTGACCAGTCTGGGTCTACGTTGAAACCTTCTGGTGCATCAACAAACTCAAGGTCTGCCAAGTCAATGATGGGGTCGCCAGTTTTGTAGCTAGCTGGACTCTTGGAAAAACCATCCTTAGTTTGCTTACTGGGGATGAGTGCTTTGATGCCTTCAACAGACTTGGCAGGAAGACGAACAATCTTTCCGTCTGGCAGTTCCATGTCGAAGGTGTCACCAGCAATACCTTGAACCAGAGTCCGTCCAGTCAAAGTGCGAACAGCCTTGTTCGCCATGCGAATGAGTGCACGAAGACCGCCGCCCATCTCAGCAAAGCGACCCTTGCGGTCACGGCGCTGGAGCATCGCACGGGCACGACGGGCCATCGAAGAGTTGCCGTCACCGAGAGCAGCAACGAGTGCGTACTGAGGAACGGTGCCCTGTGGCATTGCCTCAAGACGGGCGATGGCGTACTCGTACTCGGTTGTTGCGGGGTGCGCAGTTAGCGCAGACGCAAGAAGCGTGCGAACGGTGTAGTCGGTAATCCGTGGGTCATCCAAAACCCAGCGGGAGCGGTACTCGAAAAGCTGAGCGCCGGAAAGCTCGTGGTCACGGGTGGACCGTGGGTGTGCGATAGGTAGAAGGTCAACGTAGTCAAGTGCGTTGCCTGAAATACGGTTTCTCTGAAGAAGTGCGGTGTAGCTGGAAAGCTCGTTTATCGCACGGTAATGACGAACAGAGTAAGGCTCGTCTGCGTTGCTTTTTAGCGAGCGGGTCGCAATCTCTTTGGCAACACCTGCGGTGACAACACGGGTACCCGAGAAGTCAGCGTTGTATTCCCGTGCGGCAGCGACAACATCCTTGATGATGTTCTCGTTCTGCTCCTCGAAGGAGATGCGCCGGGAAGACGGCCTGACGGGTGGCTTACTCATTACTCAGATACCTCTCGCTTTGGCAGAAGGTCTGCATCAAGACTGTCGTAAGTCATAGTGGCAAGATGACGAACACGGGTGAAGGGGTCTTCGTTGTTGCGGACTGCACGAAGCCAGCTCGCACGGAAAGCGGGCTCTGCTTCATAACCAAGACCGGCAAACTCGCACATGTCAAGGATGACATCTTCGGGGGACTCGTAGTCGTCAAAAGAGTCCTTGATTTCGACAGACAGCTGGCTCATTGCGTAAGCATCTGCAAGCAGAAGGTCCATCGACTTGGGGTCCCGAACTGGGACCTGCGAGATGTCAACAACGCCTTCAGGAATGACAGCGAAACGGCACTTGCCGTCGGGGTGAACGTCAAGGGCAATAATCTTGCACTCGTCTCCACCTTGGTAGAAGACGCAGTTTGAGCACTTGACTCCGATGTCCTTGACATCGTTCTCTTCGGGTGTGCTGTAGCCAGCCCACACTCCGTCGCCGTCTTGGTCAAACTTTCCGTACTTGCTGGTGATGTAGTCCAGAGCCTCAGCGAGTGCTTGCTCTTCGGGAATCAGTCCAGAAGCGGTAAGAGCCTGAGCCATGGCGCTCGACTTCTTCTTGGTCGAACGTGGGTGTCCCGCAGGGAGCAAATCGTTGTCTGTGGTGTACGAAGACTTGGACGGCTTGCCAGACTTCAGCAGACGGAGGAACGCATTGACACGACCCATCGCCCACTGGTTGCGAGTCATTCCCGGTCGATGTGATACAGAATAAGCACCAGCACCACGCCGATATACCGCCTTGAGCATACCAAGAGTTGCTCGTCGTCCCTTCGAAGCAGTTTTGTTATGGGTCTCGACCTTTTTGCGTAGAGAGGTTTCGACCTTCTTGCTGAATGTAACTTTTCCTCCACCGGAAGCCGAACCTTTCTTGTTCTTGGACGAACCCTTGATTTGGTCCTTCTTCGGAGCGGGGGTCTGAGCCTTGGTGCGCTTCTTAGCAGCAGCGGTTACTGACTCTTCTTCCTTAGCCTCCGCCTCGGCGGGGGATTCTTCTCCAGCTGCTTCTCTCTCTTCCGTGACTGGGCCTCCTGATACCCAAGCCCTGCAAGTACGAGCGCTGGCGCACTTAAAATCAAAAGCTTCGCAATAACCGAGTTCCCCTGCTGCGTCGATTGAGTCAAAATCATCAGGGCGGTCACCGGTAAGTCCACTCGAAATACACTCCTTCATCGAAGGGGTAACCACGAACACTGCGCAATTACCGCAACGTTGTTTCTTGGCCTCCTCTACTTCGACGCCCCACTCACCAGCAAGTTCCTGCCAGTACTCGTCGTTGGGCTCTTCGGGGTTAAGAGGGCCATACATGGCCTTGTCAATTGCGTTCTTGCGATTGGCAAGGTTGAGTTCAATGTCCTGAGTAGCAGGTGGGCAGTCTCCAGTAGCTGGACCGTTTACGTCGTAAGCAACGCCGTCATCACTCATTGGTGGGTTCCTCAGCGGGTGGAGTCTCTTCCTGCTCTGCTGGTTCATCCGTCTCTTGTCCAGTTGCCTGCTTCAGCACCTTCTCGACTTCGGGAGGTAGCGGGGCAACAGAAGATTCTTGTTGTGCGGTGCGGACGGCTTGCATGACTTCCGGCGCAACAGCACCAAGCATGGCTTCGGTAAGTTCGGGAGTAATCATTCCCCGCTCACGAAGCATTCTCAGTGCGACCTCTGTTGGAGTCGGAGCGTCTTGGTCGGAGAAGCCGTGAGCACGACGCCATGTCTGGTAGGAAACAGCGCCACGGTCAAGACCAGCGTCTGCATCGGCAGCACGGTCGTTGCGAGTGCTGACTGCGGATGGGTCGTACCAAACGGTGATGCGGTTTACATCAGCCTCTGAGTAGCCCTGTGCGATAAGGTACGGACGCAGGTACACGACGGTGAGTGCGTCAACGATAAGAAGCATGAGCGGCTCGATGTGAGCCTTGTAAAGAGACTCATCAATCTGCAGAGCGTTCGAGTACTTGACGTTCGCCATGCCGGACACAACGTCCTTAGGAACATCGAGACCCTGCAGGATGCGCTCCAGAACTCGGTCGGAACGCTCGGCAAGTGCGGGGTCAAAAGAACGCTCGAACTTGAACTGCTTGATTTTGTCACCAAGCTCTGCAGGTCCACGGATAATCAGCGGAACGACGGCGGATGCAGACTCCTCGTCACGAATTGGAGTCGTCATCGCATCAATCAGTTGCTCTTCGAACTCATCCTCTGCTTCCTCAGCGGTGAAGCCGGGTCCAATGCCGTCTTCAGAGTCATAGAGGTCAGGGTCTCCCTGAGCCGCAACGCTGAGGCCATCAGGGAGGTATAGGGCTCCAGCGTTGAGGCGGGAGCGAGCAGTCGCACGGAAGGTGCGGTTGAGAAGGAGAAGCTCGGCGCAGAGGTCGAGAAGACCACGCAAGCTTGAGTCGGCCTCGTCGGAGTAGCGAGGGTGTGAGCGCCAGATGCGACCAACGAACGCCTTGTTGGAAAGTTGTGTGACCTTGCCGCTCATTCCGTTACCGGAAGCTTGCTCACGACGACCAATGACGTTGTAGCCACCCTTCTGGCTTGTCAACACCTCGTCAACGGAACGGATGTCCCAAGACTCGGGTTCGCCGGTACCGGGCTTGGCTGGCATCTGAACGAGGTAGCACTCACCAGCAACAGCGAGGTTGAGGGCAGCGTCCTTGAGAAGTCCGGGCTGACCACCGTATGCGGAGCTCAACCGTGAAAGCGCACGCTCTGCAGCAGAAGCAAGGTGCTGGTCAATTGTGCGGGACTCACCGACAGCAATAGGGGCTTGGCTGGGGTCATCAATCGCAGCAGCGAAAACTCGGATTCGGGAGACAACGGACGCAACGAGGTTGAAGGCGTACTTGATTTCACCGATGGCGTCGTAGTACTCCCAAGCCTCAGCCTGCCAAGCAGAAGATGTGGCGGAACGGCGAGACTTGAACTGCTCGAACTCTCCCTTGTCATTCAGCTTGACCTGAACGGCAGCAGCAGTCAGGGTGCGAGGGAAGTCGTAGGCGACGGGGGCAGGAGCGTTGGAGTTGTCGAAGAAGACAGAACTTGAAGGACGAGGAAGGCGCTGGTTTAGAACAACCTGCGTGGAGCGAGTGGTCGCAGACTTGCGCTTTGCCTTGGACCGAGAGGCGGTCTTTTTAGGCTCTGGTTTCTGAGCCTCTGCCTCTTCTGCTTTCTTGAATACGCTCACTGGCGATTCTCCTCGTCATAAGTTGCGGAGTATGAGTTATTTATCCTCATACGCAGTCAACAGTCCTGCTGCTGCAGACAGTGCAAGCACTGTTGCTACAACATCAGTTACTGGTGTAATCATACTAGATGCAAATAGAACTGATGCGGTCCAAATCGACATACACCAATCACAAGTAAAAAGGTAGCCGATTTTGGAGCTCTCGGGGGGCTTTCTCTTCCAAACCCACTCTCGTATCGGTTCAGTAATAACGTCCCTCGTTAATAGTCGGGTAAGGCGATATGTCGCCAATCCGTAGATAACTAGTTCGAGGAGAGTCATTCGGGCTCCTGATTGGAGTAGATGTGGTTTCCGTAAGGGTTCCATGAGCGAAGACGGGAGCCACAGCCGCAGTTATTGTCTTTCTCTATAACAAAAACTTTGCCAGATTCAGTTCTAATCCAGTGAGTCTTCTTTTCGCTCAAGTGCTCAAAAACCTTTTCCTGAAAGACCATTTTGGGTCCTTCTGGGCTATCAACCACGACTCTAAGGGTTTCTCCCATATAAACGGCCCTGCATCGGTCAAGACGGCGAGTTCCCTTAGGAGCATCGCCTCGGAGGGTGAAACTGTTGATGTCTGTAATAGAACCCGGAGGAGCAATCTTGAGGATTGCTGGAAACACATCCATGTATTTCTTCATAGGGTGTACTCGGTCGGGATGTAGAAGTTTTCCCAGCCAAATGCTTCAGTTGCGACCTTGAGTGGAACAACCAGTGGTTTGGTTCTGCGGGACTGCTGGAGAGTCTCGAAAACTTCTGCTCCTGAATGTGTAAGAACAGCGTTTTTCCACGACCTATTGCCGAGCAAATGCTTGAGCGGAAACGCCATGGGAAGAGTCGAGTCGTCTGTTGTCATGGTCTCAAGGAAGCGGGCTTGCTTCGAGGACGAGTGTTTGGGGTTGACCCAAACGACGACGGCTAATTCTTCTTCGGTGTAGGTGCCTGTGTTTGTTTGGTATTGACGGCTCACTTGCTCAACCTCCGTGCCATGGCCCGATATGAAACCCCTGCTGCCTCAGCGATAGCGGCGGTAGGAACCCCCATCATTCTGAGATTCTGCGCCATCTCGGTCAACTGCTCATTGGCGATGGCGTATGGACTGTTGGGAGGGCTCTTTGCTCTGTAACGGCGAGCGAGAGCAGCGAGCTCCCTCAACTTGGGTCTCATGGCGGGGGGCACCCCGGGCGAGACCGTCCTCATTCGTGGGGCCGAACGGGTCGGCACGGACGTAGTAAGAGACTTTGGCGGGGGAGGCGGGATTTCTCGAAACTGCTTCCTGTTTTCAGCACGCTTGACCCAGAAGTGGATGGTGGTCTTGGGGCGGGGCGGAATGAGGGAATCGCCTAGAACCTGAAGAGACCAGCCTGACTCCCAAAGTGCACGCAGGCGGGACTCCATATCTTCACGGGGAAGAGAACCGAGGAACTCCACCTCGTCGCTTGGTAGCTGCGTCTTTTCCATTTTCCTATCGTACAGCATTCTTGCGCTGCCGTTCAGACTAAAAGGGCCAGAGATTCTTGTACGGCGGAGGCGAAAAAGTGAACCTTTACGATTTTTGACTTTGGCCTGTGAGTTGGCTGCGCTTTATTTCGGGCCTCGCTCGGATTGTTTCGTGGCGCATGGGGTGGGCGGCACCTTCCGAGTTCCGAGGGGGGTGGGGGCTGGGGAATGTGTGGGCAGGGGGGTCATGCATTACTGGGGTGTGTCTAGGTCATTATTTGTTGGGGGG